TTTTATTTAGAAGTAGCTCTAAAAGTTCCATCCCAATTCTCTGGACATCCGTCTGCGAATCTTTCCAGCATATTAGTATAGTACTGCCTCATCTCTGTCGGACCAATTGTCTTAAGCTGTTCTGCAAAGAAACTAGCTTCTTTCCAATTACCCACATAATAACTAAACAAGAACTTTTTATGTAGTTTATAATGATCTTGTGTATAGGCAGCAATACTATAAACTTGAACACCCTCAGTTTTACCTTTAACTGCAATAGTATCAAGTTCAACTACTGGATACTCATCTTTAACTAATTCTGCTGTTCTAGATCCAAGAACCATTCTAACACCATATGGTTTAGATTGACCTTCTAGTCTAGATGCAAGGTTAACCCCATCGCCAAGACAAGTGTAATCAAAACGTTGACTAGAACCCATATTACCAACAACGACTTCAGCAGTGTTAATACCCAATCCCATACCGAAAGCTGGGATACCTTCTTCCGTAACTTGTTTATTAAATGCATCTAAACTCTCCATCATTTGTAGTGCTGTTTTAACTGCTAACTTAGCGTGATTAGGCTCATCCAATGGAGCGTTCCAGAAAGCCATTTGCGCATCACCAATGTATTTATCAAGCGTTCCATTATTTTCGATAATCTTCGCTGTCATGGCAGTCATGTAGCGATTCATAATCTTAGTTAAACCTTGCACATCCTTACCATAGTGTTCTGAGATGGTAGTAAACCCACGAACATCAGTAAACATAATAGATAACTCACGAGATTCTCCACCCAATACCAATAGTTCTGGATTCTTTTGTAGTTTTTCTACAAGAGCAGGAGAAAGGTAGGTTCCAAATTGTTTCTTAATTTGTAGTTTGGCGTTTAATTCAGTAATAAACTTGACGGTAAAGACATGTGTATAAACAAGAGCCAAAGAAATGATAGGATAAACACAATCAAGAAGATACGAATAATGCAAGAAAGCAAATTTGCTAGCATAATAAACACCAGAAATAATACCAATAATGAGAACAAACCCATATTTCCACCTTGCTAAAAATATAGCGATAATTGAAAGTAAAATTAAACCAAGAATCTCAGCACCATCTGCCCAATCTGGTCTTTGAATGTTAATACCATTTGCGATAGTTCCAATTAAAGATGCCTGAATTTCTTGTGGCCAAACTGCACCGATTGGAGTAGCTACGGGATTTCCGATACCTGCAGCAGAAGTGCCCACTACAACAATAGCCCCACCAAAGTCTTTTGGCAGCTCTGTCATAGAAACTGATTTAGATTTCTGACTCCAGTCGATCCAAACTCTACCTAATGGATCAGTAGTCACTGGACCAAAAGCTGGCAAGCGCATCTTTTCTACGCCACCATCGAATAACTTCACTTGAACAGTAGAATCTCCAGATGCAACTCGTAAGGTTTCCAAAGCCAAGTTGGGATAAATCTTACCATTGGACATAACAAGTAGTGGTATTCTTCGGTTAACTCCATCTATTTCTGGTAGAGTATTTGTAATACCTACACCTGCAGCATTTTTTTCCAACTCAGTGATGTTGGCTATAATTCCAGGATACTGAACTATCTGATTCATATACTCGCTATTGATAATAGCAGTCCCTGGAACTTTAGGTATATTTTTGTCTTTTGCTGAAGGTATGTTTGAGAGAACAACTGGGTGATCTTCCATCTCTAACATAAGAGCAGGATCACCACCTTGCCTATCTTTTTCTGACATTAGAATATTAAATACAACTAATCCAGCATTACGCGAATATAAGTCACCAATTAGATTGGCATAAATCTCACGTTTAAATGGCCATTGGCCATACTTGTCTAAAGAAGCCTCATCTATATTAACAGTGTAAATGTTATTTGTAGTTGGAACTTTTTGAGTGATTACTGTATCGAAATATCTAAGTCTGACAGACTCTACAAAAGTAGGATCTGCCAAACGAACAGTTATTAAAAGAGATAATGTAAGTAAAGCTAACCAAGGACTTAGAAGAATCTTCTTAATCATTTGTTACTCCTTTTTACTACCAGTCTTTCATATCACCTTTTATTAGCTCAGAATTCTTAAATTGAGCAGGCAATGCTGGAGAGAAATTTATATGAGTATATTTTTCCAATTCTGCAACTGGTAGGGTATAATCATTAATGGTTTTTGGATCTAGTTTTTCATTTGGGAACATAAATGCAATAGTCTTACCAGACTTAGGTTCAATGATAATTTTATAAACGAATGATGGAACTTTTACTTTGTTCGCACCCATCACTTTGGAATCTTTATCAAATAAAGTTCCAGTAATAACGTATACTTGACCATATTTGTTAGCCCAAGCGCGTGTATATTCCTCAAGGTATTTCCAGATTCCACGATTATTTCCTGGAGCCTGTGGCATCATATTAGATAAAAAGAAAGACTCAGACATAACTTTAGCATCATATACAAAGTTAGCTGCTGGTGCCATGTGACCACGATCTAAACCAGCACCTGTATAATCGGATAGTGTTGCTCTGAATTGAGCAGGAATCTCTGGGTCTTCACGGAAGTCGTCTTTACGACCAGCATTTTTAACTGCAATATGCTGAGCTGTAATAGTTTCTACCACATAATCAGCAACCTTTGTAGTGTAGTTATATTCGATGGCATAACCAGTCTTACAAAGATACTGGTTATTTCCATCTTTAATAACAGGTGCACCCCAAATAACGTGGGTTGGACATTTTGCATCAATTGGGTTCGCAGAAACTAAATTGGTAAATAATAAAAACAATAAAGCTAACTTATACATAATACATTCTCGCGGTTAAACTTTTATTTATTACGCTATTTTTGCGTAATTGTTATTGTTGTACTACCACCACCATTTACTTTTTGTATTAATGGTGATCCATCTTGTGTTATACTCAAAACAAGATCTGCTTCTTTATCAACAGTTACCTGTGCAATATGATTTGCTATTTTAGTTAGTACCAATTTACCATTTTCGTCTATACCATACTTTAATCCAGATCCTTCATTATAACCAGGAAGCATAGTTTTTTGTTCTAACATACTTTCCTGACTTGCAGCTAAAGCTGCATTTGACTCATCAAGAATATTTGGTAATAAATTAAAATCCAAATAGTTTATATCAAGCATACTAAATTTCTTCAATTCATCTACATCTAATGCGTCATATTTTAATAAATCTTTGTCAAGAAAATTAATGTCCAGTGCAGTCTTATTTTCTTGCTGATATTTTTGTTCGTCTAACTGTTTTGGCGGTGAAACAATTAGTAAGTTATTAATGTTTGCCTGATCTAATGGCAAAACTAGTGGCTTGGTTGGTGGTTCTGTTCTAGATGCAACCAAAGTAGCCTGATACGCTTGATTCATAAACACAGAACCAGCTTCAGTGGATACTTCAATTGCTCCAGTAACACAAGATTTTGCATCGCATGAAGGTAGTAATACAACCAAACTTCTACCTAATTCATCTACAGTCATACTAAAATCTGTACCTCGAACTGCAATAGATGCAGTCGGAGTTTGTATATTAACAGATTGTGGATTAGACTTTGCAATCTGACCACTGGCATAACGAGCTGTGCCGAGAGCTACTTTAAGAGCTAATTTACCAGTACCCTTTTTATTATCATATACAAAATCATCTATTAGTAACTTAGATTGTTCAGTTATCTTAACTGTAGTGTGGTCTTCGAAAGTCAACATAACCTTCGATTTTGCAGTAACTACAGTATCAAGCATCTCAATAGAAGAGTTTACTTTACTCTCTATTGATTTGCTTTTTCTCACAATCTCAGTTGGTCCAGTTTGTTCAGAAACTGTACCAATTGCAGCAATACTATTCGTGCTGTGTAATACTGATATTGTTATTATTACCCGTAGAACTAACTGAAACAGTTTTCGCTGTAAGACCACTTTGTGTTACTCCAATAGTATTAGTATTACCAGAAACGTCAATAGCAACTGTAGAAGCTGCAGAGTTAGTGCTAGTATGTGTTACATTATTATCATTACCTGTAACATTAATTTCACTATTGTGGTTTGCACCTGTTCCTAAGTTTTGCGTTACTGTGTTATCATTACCAGTGATAACTTGTTTAATTGCCGATGCAGTACAACCAGATGATACAATACTACCACAATTGATAGATTGTGTATTTCCAGCACCAGTTGTAGTTACTATCGCGGTCGCGCCAGTACCATTAATAACGCCAGTCAAGGTATTATTATCCCCAATTTGATCAATACTAACAGTATTAGATCCACCACCAAAGAACATTGGGTTTAATGCATCACCGATAATATTACCAACACCTTCTTGGTTAATAGTAATAGTTGAATTATTACCAGATTGTTCTATATAAATCTCGTCTGCCAAAGCAAGACTACTCAACATTAACATAACAAAAGTTAATGCTATCTTTTTCATTTTGTTTCCTTTTTAAATTTCCAGTATCCTTTTTTCTCCCCCTCATTAATCATTTCCAATACAGCCTGCTCAATTGCTACCCTTACTGCATAGGTAGTGGGCTCATTTAGTGCTACACCATTTTCAAATTCAATTGCCTTTGTTCCTGCATCAATAAATTTCAATATACCTATATTATGTTGAGTACTGTAAATTGTTTTGGATACTGCGTTTGTCAACATAATTTCTCCTGAACTTACATTAATAAGTCTAAGTGATATAACAATTTCATCTACACGATACTTCTCAGATGCACCAATTCCTAAAAATCTTGCACCATTACCACCAGACCGTATATTAGTATCATAACCAATAATTCCACCTTCAATCATTACACCTGCAACCATCATTGGTTTTAGTGGTTTTGCTTCTTTACCTTCATAAACTTCTCGTTGGTTACGAATTAACTGACGCTCTTTAATAAGATTATCAAGTCCAACTCTCTCAACAACTTTAAACCAACCTTTGCAATCCTGCATAGCTTTAATTAGAAATACTTCAGCACCTTGAGTAACTGCTGTACTAAATAAAGCTAAATTATCCGTGGTCTTCTTTTGACCAGTTTTATCCATGAATGAATAAACGGCAATAGGAATTGGTGGACCATCCAATTCAGGTATAGTGGCCAAAGTCTTTCTTGCTTCAATCTTTACTGGTTCTTCCTTTGCTGCATTCATATGAATATTTGCACAACCAGTTAACATTAAGCACAATAAAAGTATTCTAATCAAAATGCAAAACTCGCAATCGGTACGGTAATGTCTGTATGATTACCATTAGCTTCTATAATAGTTAATGTCACATTAGATGAATCTTTAATCCAACTAATATTCGTCCCCTCAAAGTCCATAGACCCAGATGTGGCAGTACCATCTGCAAACATAGAGTCGGCAAGTTGTTTAGATAATTGAGCATAAATTCTAGACTCAACGTTCACAAGAAACTTAGCAAGATTAGTTTGCTTTGCAGCTAATTCAGCTTTAGAATCTGCTGCTTTCTTTTCATCTATAATTTTTTGTTTACGCGTTGCTTCAATCTGTTCTATTGTTAGAACATGCGTAGAATATCCATTACCCGAAAAGGCTGGAGAATTGAATTGTTGAACCAATTCAGTTGCATGCGCACTACTTACTAGTAGTACACTTACCAGTAGAATCTTTTTGAGCATTCGTTATACTACCTATATTAACATTATAAAGCATTATAAATGTTAACTAATTAGTTAACTAAGTCAAATCCATTCTCATTGTTGTCGATTAACCTTCGCCAGCAGATGCGGTATTATCATCTTCTGACTTTTTTACTTGTATCTTTTCGTTGATAGCATTTTCAGCCTCAACTCGTTCGTATTCGATTGTCTTACCACGTAAATGCAATACAGTATTTACTTTTTGATTTAAACGAATTAAATCATTATCTAACATACGGATACGATCAATAAGAGCAATCAGAACCGTATTAGCGTCAGAGATAACTGGTTTTACCTCTTTTGTAGCCCATTCAAATACATATTTGATAATGAACCCCATTCCAACTGCCATAACAATTGGAAACCCATACTTGGAAACTAAACCAGCAATATCACCCATTAAAATATTAATCCTATTAAAAATCCTACTAACATTCCAATAGCAAAGAATCTAAACAAATCAATATCATGCCAAACTGCTTGTTTCTTTAACCATTCTTGTGTATGTTTTGGTTGTTTTTCAAACCATTCCTGATGAGGTAGTTTAAACATTAATCTCTTCTCGCATCGTTCTTACCATCTGCACGAGCAATACGTTCTACATCAGGTTTTAAACCTAGTGCATTAGATACAATAGTATCAATACGAACAACATCGTGGTTCATGGTTTTAACTCTATTATCTAATGCAGTAATAATTCCTGCCATACCTTTAATAGAACTAAGAACTCCAGCTAGTAAAAGTTTAATGGTTAAAAAGACGAAATATCCACCAGCCATAGCCATTGCTACAGGGAAACCTAGATCGCCTATTAGTTTGAAAATATCCATTTTATATTCTTTTTATCGGTTTAGGCACTTATTATTTAGGAATTTTAAAACTGCTTATGGTGTAATTCTTCTTCCAACTGAGTCATATTCTATTTCTTTGACTTTAACATCAGGAGATTGAAGAGATTCTATTTCTTGCTCTATTGTAGGAGGTGCTGGAGATGCGATAACATCATCACCATCTAGCCAAGAAAATTTAGGATCCCAATCTTTATCAACTTGGTCATAATGTAACCCATCATTACCATTTGGACCAATAGTTTCTATGCGAGTTTCATCCTCTGGCCATTCTACCGTTTCTGCAGGTTCTGGTCTTGGATCAAAATCTTCTGTAGCTTCTGGTAAATCATCCCACTCTGGCCAAGCTTCGCTATCTGGAACCCACTCTTGATGCCAACCTTCTCGAGTTTCATCAGGTTCTTCTTCCTTACGATGTTTCAAAGACCAGTTTGCTGCAACTAACATTAGAACTGCTAACGGATCGAATACTGATACAATCATAAGGATGACAATCCTAACTGCTTTCTCTAGGAAAGATTCGTCAAGGTTGTCACCGTATATGAGTGCTGCAATATATTTTATTGGACCGACTTCTGCTTCGACTTTCCTGAGCTGCGAGGAGATTGGGGCTTTTTCTTCGTTGAGCTTTTGGATTTTGGCGGTAGCGGTTTCGATGGTGGAATATAAGCTACTTCGCTCTTTGGCTTGGGACTTTCTGACACTAATGGATCTTCGAACCCCCGAGTCGGTTGTGTCGTTAGCGGTTCTGGTAATGGTTTGATCAACTTGAGAATCCAATTGAGTAATTGTTTTGCGAGCTGCATCTATAGTTTCCTTTTCAGTTTTAATTTTCTCATCAATGAGTGCTACTTTTGCTGCAACATCTCCCGTGGGTACTGCTTGGTCTAAATGTGCCTTGGATAGATATCCAAAGATACCCATACTAGTAAGACACATTAAGATTATTAACGCTATTGTGAAGTATGTCTTCATTAACAACGGTACTGCTTTCCAGTTGCGATATAGCCAAGAAGCAATAACTAACTTGGCTACCTCTAAAGTTCCACCCATAATTATAATAGGCATAACTGCAGCTGAGAAAATCGCTACTAAACCAGCAATAGAATAGTAGGCAGCACTAGCTGATAGAGCTAATGCAGATAAAAACATTAAGTAAATCATTTCTTTATATGACTCCTATGAACCCGACATTGTATCTGTCCATTGTACCATTTGTCAGGATATTCTAGAACTTCATTAAGCATTTGATACTTAGCTTCAAAATAAGAGCAAGTACCTTTAGTTAGACAGAACATTAAAATTTCTCTGGTGAATTGTTCTTCACCGAGTAACTCTACATCTTTTTTGACATCATCTGATGAAGACCAATAAGTCCTCCAGTCACTATCAATTTTAACTTTCTTTTTCTTACCTTTGATAGTTTTTGTTCTGGAGAACTTAGTTAGTTTCTTACCGATATATTTCTTTCCAGTTGCTAGGTTAGTTATCAAATAAACAAATCCAATAAATTTGTCATCAATCTCATCAACCAGCTCACCATTATAAGTCCATGACATTAATCAGGTTCGTTATAGTCTTCTTCTTCGTAGATATCACCACCGCATACTGGACAGTATACAATGTCTTCAACCCCGATCGAATCATCTTTGATTGTTATTTTACCATGCGCATCACAGTGATCGCACTCGAAATATCTAATTGACATTTTGCACCTTTTGTAGTTTTAAGTTTAGGACAAAGTTTTCAACAACTAACTTAGTGATAGTTGCAATCATAATCTGTCTTTCATGTACGCTATATTTATCGAATTGATTAACTACGTTCATGGCGATAAGCCTATAAGCGTTCTCTTCAGATACTTCTAACATACCCCAGTCAATAGGATCTTCAACTTCTACATCTTGCGCAAGTTTAACTATTTGATCGATATATGCTTGTAATGCCATATTAGAATTCTCGTACATTATTCTTTACTCCAAACATCGTCCCATGAACCAGATAATGCACCTTTTGCATAGTCAGTTACACGGTTCTCAAAGAAGTTGCCATGAACTGGTGCATTAATCATTTCTTCAACCCATGGTAGTGGATTCTTTTTAACTTTAAAGATACCTTTCATACCAAGACTAATTAGACGACGATCTGCAATATAACGAATATATTGTTTTACATCAGCTGAAGATAATTCACGCATATCACCATCTGCATAGCATAGATCGATAAACTTATCTTCCAACTCAACCATCTTCTCTGCAATGGTATAGATCTTACCTTTTAGTTCATCATTCCAGATTTCGTTATTCTCTTTGATAAACTCTTTGAATAGTCTAATCATATTCTCAGAGTGCATCGTTTCATCAACGATAGACCAAGTAACGATCTGACCCATACCCTTCATGAGCCCATGACGTGGAAAATTAAGGAGCATAATGAAAGAACTAAAAAGCTGCATGCCTTCAGTGAAAGCACTAAAGACAGCAATATGGCGAGCAGTAGACTCCAAAGTACCATTTTTCGAACTAAGATCCAAAACGTAGTCATGCTTATCCTTCATCGCTTCATATTCTAGGAACTGATTATATGTAGTTTCAGGTAAACCTAGAGTTTCAATTAGATGAGAGTATGCAGCAATATGTAGTGCTTCTCTTGCAGCAAACCCCATCAACATCATTCTAATTTCTGGTTGTGGAAAATATGGAAGGTAATTCTTCACATAACCACCAGCAACGTCAATATCACCTTGTGTAAAGAAACGGAAGATGTTAGTTAGAAAGCTTTTCTCTGATTTATTAAGCTTCTTCTTCCAGTCTTTTACATCTTCCATCATAGGAACTTCGGTATGCAGCCAATGTGCTTGCTCGTGCTTTAACCAAGCTTCATATGCCCATGGATAATTGAACGGTTTGAAGTAACTACGTTCGTCCATTAAATTTGATTTTATTTTTACCATTTTATTCTCTTTATCTAAATGCTGGACCATGAATCCAACCAACTAATGAATTTCTTTTACCCTTTGTAACTGGCGTGACTTGATGTAATGTATAACTTGGAAAAAATGTAATAGTACCTCTACTTTTTGGAGAATAAACTGGCGTGTCTATAGAATCTGCATATATAATTAAATCTCCACCCTCATAGCTAGTGGGATCGGTAAGCTGAACTACAAACGATAATTTTCTATTAGCATTTAAACCTTCTCTACCAAAATCTGCATGACATTTATAATGACCTTTATACTCTGAGTCATACTC